ATGTTTCTGACAAAGCTGGTACTAACGCTGCACTAACATTAGCGAAAATTGATGTTGCAATGAAAGCTGCATACGAAGATGGCGGACAGCCTGATATGCTTGTAGTTTCACCTGCAAACAAAGTAGCTTTTAGTGACTTATCTTCAGGTTCTGTAGCAACACAACAGTTGCAATACACAGCACCTAGAGAAGTAGCTATCGTTGGTAGCGTTTCACTTTATCTTACAGATTTTGGTGAACTAAGCGTTACTATCGACAGACAAATGCTTGATGACACAGTATTCTTATTAGATTCTGACCACTATTCTATTGGCTCATTACCTAATAGACTGTTTTCTGTTTCAGATGTAGCACCGACTGGTGATGCAACCAAGTTTGCAATAGTTTCTGAGTGGACTTATGTTCCAACAGCACCTAAAGCACACGCTATGGTAACAGACTTAAATACATAATTTAAGCAAAGGGGGGTATTAAGTACCCCCCACAACTTAGGATTTACAATGAAAAAAATAATTGGTTATGACCCTGTACAGAAAAAAACAACATATTTTCATGGGGGTAATGATGGTCAACATCATGTTTCAGTAGAACAAGAAACAAAAGACATAATTAAAAAAGCCAAAGATTTAGATATTGATTACAAACCATACAATATCGTAGGTACACAAAAACACATGAGGCAAATCGCAGAAATACCTGCAAACCTCTATTATGAATTATTACATAAATTCGGAGAACCGAAGAAAAACAAAAAAGCATGGTCAAGATGGTTAAATGACCCTGACAACAAATATTTTAGAACAGGTGGCGGAAGTATATAATGGCAACAGATTATTCATCATTAAAAACAGAAATAGCTGATTTTTTAGCTAGAGATGACTTAACGACACAAATTGATACATTTATTGATTTAGCTGAAAGTCGCATATCTCGTGAACTAGAAACTCGGTCACAAGACACACGAACAACTTTAACAACAAGTGCAGATAATGCCTATGTATCGTTGCCAACTGATATGCGCAGTATTCGCAATGTAAAGGTAATGAATAACCCTCGTGTTACATTAAGGTATTTATCACCGCTACAAGTAAAGAAAGAATATGCGACAGCAGGTACTGGTTTACCACGAGTTTATAGTGTTATTGGTGACAATTTGTTTTTAGCACCAATACCTGATTCAACACTTAACATAGAATTAACTTATAAAGCGTCTATAAGCTCTTTAAGCGACAGTAACACGACAAACACTATATTGACTCGTTTTCCTGATTTATACCTCTATGCGAGTCTATTTCACGCTTACACATACCTTTTAGATGAACAAAGGGCTACACAATACAACTCACTTGTAGAAAGCATACTACAATCAATACGAATTGATGAAGAAAAAGGCAATTATGGCGTAGGTTTAGAAATGCGTGGTGATTATGGGGAAATAAACTAATGGGAATGAATATGGCTTTTGGTGAATGGTTGCCTGACCAACCTGATAACGCAAGTGGCGTGACAACAGCTAAAAATGTCATACCTGCAGCACGAGGTTATCGTGGCTTACAAGATTTATCGCAATACAGTAATGCTGCGGATAATAGATTAAGAGGAATCTTTGCCGCTAAAGATGATACTGGTGACCCTAAGATATTTGCAGGTGATGTTACAAAGTTATATGAATTTACAAAATCTAATTCTAATTTAACAAATATATCTAAAGGTGGAAATTACACATCATTAGGTGATAACGATATATGGAAGTTTATAGATTTTAGTGGTTTTGTTATTGGTGCGTCAGGGCATAACAATATACTACAAGTATATGATAATGGCACAAGTTCATTATTTGCCGACATAGCTAATAGTCCTGCAGCTAAACATATAGCAGTTGTAGGTGATTTTGTTTTCACAGGTAATGTTAAATATGGTGGCAACACATATCCAAATAGACTTTATTGGTCATCACTAGCTTCACATACAGGTTGGACAGCAGGAACAGACCAATCTGATACACAAGATATATTTGATATGGGTGATATAACAGGTATTGTTGGTGGTGAATCTGCAACTATACTTTGTGAAAGAGGTATAGTGCGTGGGTCTTATGTTGGTACACCTCTTATATTCCAATTTGACAAAGTGCAAACAGGGTTTGGTTGTAACTATCCAAATTCAGTAGCAAATGTTGGTGAAACTGTATTTTATTTATCAGATGATGGCTTTTATCAATTTGATGGACAAAGAAGTACGCCAATAGGTGCAGAAAAAGTAAATCGTTTTTTCTTTGATGATTTTACAATACGAAACAAAGGAAGAATATCTACCGCTGTTGACCCTACAGAACAAATAGTTGTGTGGTCATATACATCAGGTAGTTCTAATGATGATACACCTGATAGATTATTAATTTATAATTATGCGTTAAAAAGATGGTCTTATGCAGAATTAGACTGTGAACTTATATCACCATTTATGACTATTAATTATACTTTAGAAGAATTAGACGCTATTAGCACATCATTAGATGGATTACCTGCTTCACTTGACTCATCAATATATATTGGTGGTCAATTTATCTTTGGTGGCTCTAAAGATAATAAGTTACACACTTTTAGTGGAACAAATAAACAAGCATTAATTGAAACTGCAGATTTAGATACAGGGCAAGGAAGATCAAGTGTTATAACAAATGTTATACCTTATGTTGAAATAGTTGGTGGCACTACACCTGATATTACAGCACAAGTATCGTCAAGACGCAGACAAGTTGATAGTGATAGCTTTGGTACAGCAAGTTCCTTAAATAGTGATGGTTATTGCAATATACGATCAAATCAAGGCAGGTATCACAAAATAAGATTAAATGTTTCAGGTACTTGGAAATATATACAAGGCGTAGAATTAGAGGCAAAAACGACAGGTAAACGATAATGGCTGATAATCAGTTTAAACGACTAGCTAATCAAGGTGGCAACCCAAGACAAGTTGCAGAAGTTGTTAATAGGGTTCTTGATGGTGGTTTAAACTCTACAGGTTCAGTAACCTTGCAAACCTCATCTGCAACAACTGTTGTAAGTGATGTGCGTGTAGGTGAAAATAGCGTAATAACTTTTATGCCAAAAGATGCTAATGCTGCTGCTGAATTAACAGCTTTATATGTATCAGCAAGAACGAATGGAACTTTTACAATAACGCATAACAATAGTGGAACAACACGAGCCTATGAATACATCATCATTGGATAAAGAAGCGTGGTTAAAATCACGCAAATACATATTAGAAGCACTTGATAGAGGCATTGATAGCCATAGTGAAAAAGATGTATTTTATGCAATAGCAAGGGGTGATGCTCAATTATGGACAGGGCAAAAATCTGCTTGTGTAACAGAAATAGTCACATACCCTAACTTTAAAATGATACGATTTTGGTTAGGTGGTGGTAATTTAGAAGAATTAAAGGAAATGGAAAAACCAATCTGTGAATGGGCTAAATCCATTGGTTGTAAAAAATCAATGATACTAGGTCGTAAAGGTTGGTCAAAAATTAAACACGAAGATAGAGCTTACAAAGATGTAGGCACAATTTCAATAAGGAGTATATAATGAGTATAGGACAGGACGAAGTAGTACCACAAACTACAACTGTAAATCCCCCTGCATACGCAGCGCCCTATTTAGCTTATGGCGCAAATGAAGCCCAAAGGCTTTATAATATGGGTGGTGGGTTTAATTATTTTCCAGAAAATACAGTAGC